GATTATGTTTAAAGCTGTTGTACAAAGCCAATTAAGAGGAGTTGCAAATGATTGATGAATGGGTGAATTTTTGGGCTAAGTATCTATCTATAATTTTGCTCACTGTATTTTTTACTTTTATTGGAGTTATGGGCAAATATCTAAAAAATATAAAAAAAAACAAAGAGAGATTTAATTTTAAAGCTTTTTTAACAGAGTTTTTTATCTCTTTGAGTTTGACAATACTTTTAGCTTTTGCTTGTATCTCTGCCAATGTAGATATTTTAACAACTTGCATAGTTGTAGGAGTAGCTGGACACTTTGGAACAAATGGAATAATAAGCTTGATATGTAGATATATAAAACTAGATTGTCAAGATTTAATAGAAAAAAAGGAGGATGTAAATGTTTGATCTTATAAATAAATATATAGAAGCTTATTATCCATTAATTGTTATGGGAATAGTTGCTTATCTTATATTAAAAGGCTTTTATTTGGAATATAAGCTTGAAAAAACAGAAAGTGAGAAAATAGAGCTTAGCTATAAATTAGCTCAAGAAACTAGAAATAACTTAACTTTAAAAAACAGTATTGAGTTACAAAATAAAGCTTTGAAACAAATAGAAGTTGATTACAACAACAAAATAAAAGAGTTTGAAAATTACAAACCACAAATTAAATATATAGAGGTAAAAAGTGATGAATGCAAAGATATTAAACTTATTCTTGATGATATTCGTAACTCTTCTTTTTAGTGCTTGTAGCAATAAAGAGATAATTTATGAAGATAGAGTTGTAGAAGTTAAAACACCTGTAAAGTGTGTAACTCCTAAAGTTGAGTGTAACTTTAAAAAAGCAACTTATACAGAGGTTTTAAATGAGATGAGATTATGTATAGAAAAATTACAAAAAGCAAATGAGGTATGCAAATGAAAATATCAAATAAAGGATTAGAACTTATAAAAGAGTTTGAAGGGTTTAGTGCAAATGCTTACTTATGCCCTGCAAAGATACCAACTATTGGTTATGGTAATACATTTTGGGAAGATGGTCGAAAGGTAAGAATTGGAGAGCAAATATCTAAATCAAAAGCTTTAGAGCTTTTAGAATTTGTAGCAAACAAAGATTTTGCAGATAAGATTTTTCCACTTATTAAAGTTCAAATAAATCAAAATCAATTCGACGCAATGGTAAGCCTTGCTTATAATATAGGAGTTGGTGCATTTTCAAACTCAACACTTTTAAAAAGAGTAAATGCAAAAGACTTTATAGGTGCTTCAAATGAATTTTTAAAATGGGATAAATCAGGTGGAAAACCTCTTTTAGGTCTTACAAGAAGACGACAAAGAGAAAAAGAGCTATTTTTAAAGGATTAAATTGGTATTTACTGGTTTTCAAAAAAGCCCGACTGAGCTTATACAATATATAAAAGATAAAAAGCCAGAGCTACACTATAACTATGATGAGTTAATGCATGAAGCTCATCATAGAACTTTTACAGTTGCAAAAATAACAAGGCTTGATTTACTCAAAGATATTCAAGATAGTTTAGCAAATGCCATGGATAAAGGTATTGGTTTTGAAGAGTGGAAAAAAAACATAGTTCCAACTTTAAAAGAAAAAGGTTGGTATGGTAAAGTAGAAAGTATAAGTCCAGCTGGAGAGATAAAAGATATATATGTTGGTAGTAGAAGATTAAAAACAATCTTTGATACAAATATGAGAGTAGCATATAATCGTGGAAGATACCAAAGCCAAATGGAAAGCTTAGGAGAGTATTTCTATTATAGTGCCATTATGGATAGTGATACTAGACCATCACATGCAAAATTACACGGTACTATCTTGCCAAAAACTCACCCATTTTGGGATACTCACTATCCACCGAATGACTGGAATTGTAGATGTACAGTAAGAGTATATACAAAAAAACAGCTTGAAAATAGAGGTTTAACACCATCTTTCTTTACACCACCAAATATTGCACACAAAGATTGGGCTTATAATGTAGGAAAAAATGACAATATAAAACAAGTCTATAAAGATAAAGTTGATTTACTACCAAATGGAAGTTTTTTAAATACAGTTAAAAAGACATTAAATGAGGATTTAACATATCTTAAACAAAATGATAAACTTTATAGTGAAGTTCAAACTCTATTTACAACTAATAAACCAAAGAAAGTAGAACTTACAAAAACTGATATTTTTGGAACTTCAAAAAAAGTTCTATTAAGTAGCGATACAGTTCAAGGACATTTAGATAGAAAAGAGATAACAGCTTATGATTATGCTTTAATTCCTGAAATGTTACAGGGTGAAAAAAGAGTATTTAAACAAAAAGAAAATGTATTTGTATTATTAAAAAAACTAGGTAAAAACTACAGATTAGCTTTAAAGAATATCTCAAATAGTGATGAAATATATGCTACAAGTTTACTTTTTGTAAAAGATTTTGAAAAAGAGATTAAAAAGCTTTTAAAATTTGAAGAGATAGAAGAGTGATTAGCTCTTCTTATTATATAGCAATGCGGGAAGCAATCCACACTATTAAGTCACTTTATTGGGTAATCAATCCAACGCCATTACGGAGCTTCAAAACACTATATAAATTTGTCAAATTATACCAAAAAGGAGTTATATAATGCAAATAGAGATAGAAATTCAAGGTCTAGATAAAGCAAAAGAAATTTTCAAAGAGCTTGAAAAATTTACAAGTCCTGAAGAGCAAAAAAAAGTTATGCATACGATAGGTAATATGGCTTATAATAGTATCGCTGAAAGCTTTGAAAATAAAAAAAGCCCTTTTGGTCAAAACTGGGAACCTTTAAAAAAATCAACTCTTAAAGCTAAAAAAGGTAAAGGTGATATTTTAAGATTTAGTGGAGATTTACAAGATAAATGGACAATTGAAGCTACAAGCTCAAGAGTTGGAGTTTATGGAAATACAACCGCAAAATCATATCCCTATGGAGCTGTTCATCAATATGGAACTTCAAAAGCTGGACGAAATAGAAATGTAAAAATAGTAGCTCGTTCATTTTTACCAATAGATGAAACTGGAAATATCGAACCTAAATTAAAAGATGAAATAGAAGATTTATTGATAGAAGAGTTAAGAAAAAGGATAGAATAAAGTTTTAATTTGTTTTTGAAGCTTTAAATCTCTCCTCTTTTGTGATTTCTCCTATATCTTCTAAATAGTCAAGGTACTCTTTAGATATTAAATCTTCACTAAGCACCTCTTTAGTTAAAAATTTGTGTTTACACTCAATACATTCTCTAAATCTTATTGTTGTTAGTCCTTTTCTAGTTCCATAAACTTTAGTTTTAAAGCTTGAGCAATTTGGACAAATCATATCAGTTCTCTTGTGTTGTTTGTGTTGTATGTATAGCTTCATAGATTTTAGCTCTATTTGCTCCAGTAGAGCAGTTCCAAAATCTACCAACATAAGAATTTAATATTTTTATTTTTGCTTTATCAGCTTTGTTATATCCTAACTGCTCAAGCAGTTGGTTTTGGCTTAAGTTTTCATCTTTTAGTTTTTCTAAAACTTCATCTATAAAAGCTTGTGTAATATCACATATAGAAGCTAGTTGTGCATCTATGCTTTCTAAACTTAAAGTTTCAGTATCTACAATAAAAGCACTCTTTTTAACACTCATTCTATATTTACTAGGAGTTAAAATAAATTGTAAAATACCATCTTCATCGTGATTTTTAGATATTTCATATACTTCATCAAGAGCATTTATAAGGCTTCCTCCACCTTTCATAGCTTTTCCATCTTTTGTAGAATGGTTGATAAATATAACTGTTCCTCCAGCTCTTCTTATTTTCTTAGCAAAAGCAGTCATTTTGTCAATCTTAGCTTCATTGTAAACATCATTGTTTAGAAAAAAGCTTAAGCTATCAAGTATAAATATAGTTTTCTCATAGCCTATTACTGAGTTATCTTCTATATCTGTAAGGATTTGGTTCATATCTTCTCTACTATCTAGCATATCACCATTTATATAGTGTATTTTATTACCTATTTGTTGTATATGTAAATCATATTTTCTATCTTTTACAGTATCTATACCATTGTCACTATCAAGATATACAACATCATAACCTTTTGATGTGCAATATTTAGAAATAGCAAATAAAAGCCAAGTTTTACCAAGTCCAGCTGGTCCAAAAAATATATTTATAGATTTCTCAAGTAAAAAATCTTTTATAATAGTTTCTCTTTTTCCATAATCAGATAAATCTCTAATAGTTTTATCTTTTAAAAAGCCAAATTTACTCATTTATATTCCTTGCTAATTTTAATTTACTCATAGAATTTTTGTATAACTCTTCATAAGTTTTCTCTTCTATTTTCATATTTTGTAAAACTGCAACTACTTTTTTAAAGTCTTTTTTTTCTAGGTCATAAATGCTGTTTAAAGATATTTTAAATCTCATATAAATCAAGTTTAAAAGTGATTTTTCATCTTTAAATCTAGCTTTTTGCTTCCAAAGTGTAAGTAAAAAAGCTATTTGATTTTTTGTAGCAGTTGTTTTAAGACTT